ACACAAGGTAATAGAAGTTCAATTTCATCTGAGGTTGTAACAACAGACCAAATGGGTGGGTCAATTAAAAAGGCTCAAGTTGGTCAGGTTATCATATCTGTTGCAAAAACATTACAACAAAAAGAAATGAAACTTGCAACCATTGCAATTACAAAATCACGTATCGGAGATGATGGTGTGGTTTTTGAGAACTGTAAATTTGACAACGGGATGTTAGAGATTGATACTGAAAGTTCGGTAACATTCTTAGGATTAGAAGAACAAAAAGAAGAACAAAATAGACAAAGAGTAAAAGATTTACTTGAGAAGAGAAAACAAAGACAGCAAAATAATTAATTATGGAAAAAATATTAAAAGAGAATCCAAACAGGTTTGTTATATTTCCAATCGAATATAATGATATTTGGGAATACTATAAACAACACCAAGCCGCTTTTTGGACGGCAGAAGAAATTGATTTAACGGGAGATATTCGAGATTGGGAAAACCTTTCAGATAATGAAAGATATTTCATCAAAAATATTTTATCATTTTTCGCCGCGTCAGACGGTATTGTAAATGAAAATCTGGCAGAAAATTTCTACAGAGAAGTTCAATATCCTGAAGCTAAATTCTTTTACGGATTTCAGTTGATGATGGAGAACATACACTCATTAATGTATTCTTTATTAATTGATACTTATGTCTCTAACCCCAAAGAAAAAGATGATTGCTTTAACGCAATCGACAAGTTACCTGCGGTTCAAAAAAAGGCTACGTGGGCTCTTGAATGGATTAAAAACGCATCTTTCCAAGAAAGATTGGTGGCATTTGCCGCGGTAGAAGGAATATTCTTCTCAGGTTCTTTCTGTTCTGTATTTTGGTTAAAATCAAGAGGAATTATGCAAGGTTTGTGTAACGCAAACGCATTAATATTTAAAGATGAAAACTTACATTGTGATTTCGCAATTCATTTGTTAAACAATCACGTTGAAGATAAACCAAGCGAGAAACGAATTAAAGAAATTTTATTGTCCGCATTAGAAATTGAAAAGGAATTTATCACCGAATCATTACCGGTATCATTAATAGGTATGAATTCAAATCTAATGAAACAATATTTGGAATTTGTGGTAGACGGTCTACTTGTTAAATTGGGTTGTAAAAAACAATTTAATGTAGAACAACCATTCAAGTTTATGGAACAAATTGCCGTTGAAACCAAAGGAAACTTCTTTGAATCAAGAACCGTTGAGTACCAAAAGGCTAAATTAAATGAAACAATTAATTTTACAGAAGATTTTTAACATGATGTCACTAAAGATTAAAAAAAGAAGTGGAGAGGAAGTATCTTTTAACCCACAAAAGATTTATAATAGAATTAAAAAGGCCGCAAAAGGATTAAATGTTAATTCTGATGAGATTTTTATTAAAGTTATAACATCAGTTCCTGTTGAGGGGCATATCACAACAAAAGAATTAGACAAATTAGTGTATGAGATTGCCGCCGCTTATACTGGTAGTCATCACGACTATTCCCGTTTAGCGTCTTCAGTTGCGATATCATCTTATCATAAAGAAACTAATCCAAGTTTTTACGAGACTATGGAAGAACTTTATGAAGCCGGTATTGTTAACAAAGATTTCATTATTTTAATGCAAATGTTTGGTAAAGAAAAAATTGATTCCATAATAAATCACGACAATGATTATAATTTTGATTATTTTGCTTGGAGGTCGCTGCAAGAAATGTATCTTTTAAAGTTACCTAACGGTAAAACTATTGAAAGACCACAACATATGTATATGAGAGTTGCGTTATGGGTAACAAATAGCTTTGATGATGCTATTGAGTACTATAAGTCATTATCAAATCAGTTAATTTCTCCGGCAACACCAATTATGATTAACGCAGGAACAAAAGTACCTCAGTTAGCATCGTGTGTATTACACTACAACAACTCAGATTCAAGAGAAGGACTCCTTCAAACAATGAATGACATCTCAACTTACTCATCTGACGCTGCCGGTATCGGTTTATCTATGAGTAAAATTAGAAGTAAAGAAAGTAGAATATCAACTTCAGGGGGATTTGCGGGAGGGTTATTAAAATACCTTAAAATTGTTAACGAGTCATTAAGATTTTTTAATCAACAAGGCAGAAGACCCGGTAGTGCCGCAATTTACCTTGAACCTTGGCATAAAGATATTTTTGACCTATTAGAAATTAAAAAGAATACGGGAGCGGAAGAATTAAGAGCGAGAGATTTATTTACTGCACTTTGGATTCCTGACAATTTTATGAGAGCGGTTAAGAACAATGAAGACTGGTATTTATTCTGTCCTAACGACATTAAAAAGGCGGGTATTAAACCACTACAAGAATGTTATGGTGATGAATACGAATCCAATTACGCTCTTGCCGTTTCAATGGGACTTGGAAAAAAAGTTAAAGCTCAAGATGTTTGGACTGAAACAGGAGTTCCTTATTTATGTTCAAAAGATAATGCTAATAAAAAGACTAATCATCAAAACATTGGAGTTATTAAACAATCGAATTTATGTAATGAGATTTATCAATATACTGATGAGAAAACGACCGCTATCTGCACACTATCTTCAATGGTATTAAAAAACTTTATTGTTGACGGTAAATTTGATTTTAAGTTACTATATGATGAAACAAGAAAAGTTGTAAAAGCACTAAACAAAGTGGTTGACGTAAATAATTATTCAACCGAAAAAGGTAAAAAAGGTGGGTTAGAACAGAGAGCAATTGCAATAGGAACACAAGGACTTGCGGATGTTTTCTACTTAATGGATTATGGATTTACATCGCCTGAAGCGAAAAAACTAAATAAGTTTATTTTTGAAACTATATATTTTGCCGCAATTACAGAAAGTAATGATTTATGTAAAAACGGAAAAAGAAAACCATATGAGTTCTTTGACGGTTCACCAATGTCAAAAGGTGTATTTCAGTTTGATATGTGGGGATTAAAAGATATTGATTTATCAGGAATGTGGGATTGGACTCAATTAAAAGAAGATGTTAAAAATTATGGTGTGTGTAACTCATTATTCACAGCACAAATGCCTGTAGCGTCATCAGCAAAAATTACTGGTTCGTATGAAATGACAGAACCCGCTCATTCGGCAATTTTTAATAGAAGAGTTGTTGGAGGTGAGATTATGATTGTTAACAAATACTTAATTAACGATTTTGAAAAACTTGGTATTTGGTGTGAAGACCTAAAAAATGAAATCATTTTAAATGAGGGGTCAATACAAGGAATTAATTTTAATAATTACTTAGATGTTGAAGATAAAAATTATCATAAAAAAGTTAAACGTATTGAAAATTTAATACCAAAATACAAAACAATTTGGGAAATTTCACAAAGAGAATTAATTGATATGGCGGCAGATAGAGCACCATTCATTGACCAATCACAATCAATGAATATATACATGAGTAACCCTACTCTATCAAAAATAACATCATCACACTTCCATTCTTGGGAGAAAGGTTTAAAAACTTTATGTTATTATGTTAGAACTAAAGCAATCTCAACGGGAGCAAAACATTTAGCGGTTGATATCTCAAAAATAGAAAAACCTAAAACAACTCCTGAAGCACCAAAGGTAGATTTTAAATTACCTGAAAAACCTAAAAACAGTGAATTTGAATGTTTTGGATGTTCTTCTTAATATTAATCCCGACATAGTTCGGGATTTTTTATTTATATCTATTTATAGAAAATAAACAGAACATATATTTATATGTATGGCAGAATACCCAACATATGGAATAAATTTTCCATTTAGAGATTCTTATGAAGGAACTTATTTTGATTTATCTGTTAATTCTGAGGAAGAAGTTAGGTCAAACTTAATCCATTTGCTATTAACAAGAAAAGGAACGAGATATTTTTTACCTGATTTTGGAACTAGATTATACGAATTTATTTTTGACCCAATGGATGGACCTACTTTTTCAGAAATTGAAGGAGAAATAAGAGAATCGGTTTCTCAATATATTCCGGGAATAACAATAACTAATATTGAAGTAAAACCGGCCTCTGAAGATGAAGAAGGTAGAGGGACTTATATTAATTCTGACGGTAAAAGAGAATTTGTTGTACCGGGTATTAGTCAAAAAGAACATACCGCAAAAATAAAGATTGATTACATATTAACTGAAACTGCTTTTAATACAAGTGATTTTGTAATTATTAATATTTAAAAAATATGGCAAATAAAAAAATATCTTACACAACAAGGGATTTCCAATCAATAAGAACTGAATTAATTAATTTTACAAAAACTTATTATCCTGACTTAGTTGAGAACGTTAATGACGCCTCCATCTTTTCAGTTTTAATAGATTTAAACGCGGCGGTAACTGATAACCTACAATATAATATTGATAGAAGTATACAGGAGACGGTATTACAATATGCACAACAAAAATCATCAATATATAATATTGCTAGAACTTACGGGTTAAAAATTCCGGGACAAAGACCTTCAGTTGCTTTAGTTGATTTCTCAATTACGGTACCGGCGGATAATGATAAAGAAGATTTAAGGTATTGTGGGATTTTAAGAACGGGAGCACAAGTTAATGGTGCTGGCCAAATTTTTGAAACTGTTTATGATATAGATTTTAGTTCAGATGTTAATGTTGAGGGGGTTACTAATAGACTAAAAATTCCTAATTTTGATGCCAATAATAAATTGATTAATTATACCATAGTTAAAAGAGAAACTGTTGTTAATGGAGTTACTAAAGTTTTTAAAAG